TTTTAAATTACGGTTATATAATATACCATTTGTAATTCTTTCAAATACGTTTTCTGCTCTCATTTTAATCTTTTTTAGAACTATAGTTCTCGTTATAAATTTTAATAACCTCATCATATTCAGCTACTACTCCTTCTCTAAAAGTATCATTGTCATACTTTTGTTTGTTTATATACTCTTTTATATAATCTGCGTAATCAAGTTGTATAGAAATGTCTAATTTCTCTTCATCAAATTCCTCATCAGGTGTTATATCAACAGATTCATCAACCTTAGTAACTATATCATCAATATAATCAACAGAAGAAAATCCACTATTTTCTAATAAAACCTCTAACTTTCTTCTTAACTTTCTATTACTAATAAGTAAGTTATTTGAAATAGACAAATCAATATAATCTTTTGAATTTCTTAAAGCATCCAATCCATCAACATCAGTTTCTGAAATAACATTATATTTTCTGAATACTGGTGAATATGTATTTGGTATAAACGTCACTTCATCATCAGATAAATCCAACATTGTTATTCCTTTTTGATCACCATAATCATTTCTATCCATTTGATATAAAGACCCTATAAACGTGAAATTACTATTCTCTTGGCGAATATGTATATGACCAGAGAAAGCTCTCTTATATGACTTAAAATCTTCTACATCTATCTTATCAGCGTTTCTATGAGCAACCGAATTAAGGTGCATTTTACATCCGTTTAAGTCAGAGTGACACATTAGATAATCACCTTGATTAGATCTAATTTCATTGACCATATCTAAACGTTTTTCAACCCAAGGCATTAAAACGATTCGTTGACCACCCAATTGTAAGATTGTCGTTTCTTCATATACGGTAATGTTATCGATATATCCATATAATCTAACAGAGTTTACTTCATTAGAACCTTTATTAAACAAATCATGATTTCCTAACATTATATGAACTGGTAATATCTTACTTAACTCTTTTAAAATCTTTTCTACTTTATTTAAAGTTATTATTGGTATGCTAGTTCTATTATCAAATAAATCTCCTAGATGTATTAGTACGTCACCTTCTCTAACATTTTCTTTTAAATAAGGAATTACAAATTCATAAAATGTAGATTCCATCATATTTTGCCATTTATCCAGATTATTTAAGTAGATACCAAAATGGGTATCTGTTATCATAAAAACTCTCATATTTTAATTTAATTTTTATATCTCCATTTGAATCCATTTGAAGATTTTCTTTGTCCTTTACAAACTTGTACTATTTTACTATTATGAGTTTTAGTAGATTCTGCTGCCTCCTTTATTGATTTAAAATCTTTAATGAAATTACCATCTAAGTCCATTTGTATTATACCACGTTCATAATTACCAAAATGCATCATTTTATCAATGAAATCAACCGGTATTTTTTTATCATAGTTATCTTTTTTGTATCTCCATATAAACTTACCTGCAGTTTTTCGAATACCTCTGCAACAAGGACCAACATTCACAACACCTGTCTGTGCAACTGCTTCTCCCATTGAAGAAAACTCCTTAATAAGAATACCATCTAGTCCATATTGTAAAACAGGAACATCAGAATAACCTTGACCTCCTTCAACCATATTTGATAATGGTCCATTACCTGTTATAATTCTACCTATCTTAGAAATTACGTATTTCTCATATTCAAATGCATCAATTTCTGATAAATTATCCTTTATTTTTAAAGATTTAATTTCCATATTATTTTGATGAATCTTATCTATTATATGACGTTTTATATTATTGTTTACTTTTTCTTTTAAAGATGATTTAATTCTATCATTAATTCCTTTACCTACATAAAAAGGCTCATAATCAAAGTATAAACCATCACCATAATCAAAGAAACCAGGTTTATCACTTCTTAAAAAAATATATACATAAAAATTATCGGTACTCATGATTTTATATATTAAAATAACATGATTACCTACAGAATAAAATAGAAAAAAATCACTTTTTTATTATAATATATAGAGATAGAGAATACAGAAAAGTAAATATATAATTTAATAATTTGTTATTCAAGTTAAACAAAAAATAAATAAAAGCATATGCCATTACCACATTTTACCCAATTACAAGGTGTAGGTTCACCTGGGGGACCTGGTACACTACCAGATGAAGTAGTATATTTAAACTTATTTGAGATAACATTTATATTACCTGTTATCTTACAAGCACAAGGTAGAGATCCAATCTTGTTATTGCAAAATGCAACTAAGATAGATCTTAACTTAACAGAATTTGATATAACCTCTAAACAACAGAGATTCAAATACTCTACAAGAGAGTTTCTTTCAACTCCTAATAAAACTTCTGGTGAAATTGTTATTCCTATTCAGGTTAATGTTAATCAACAGGGTTCTATGGAGAATTGGAATACAATGAAAGCTTGGTATGACTTAGCATTCAACTCTCAAAATGGAGCACTTCACTATAAAAGTGATTTGATTGGTACTATTATTGTAAATCAACACGATAAAAAAGGAGTTGTTTTAAGAAGAGTTACTTTCCAAAACTGTCAATTATATAAACTAACAGGATTCTCACTTGACTGGTCTTCAAATAACATTCAAGATAACGTTAGTGGTACTTTTACATATGATTACTTCATTGATGAGTATATTGATAATAACTTTACAATCAACCCACCGTTGGTTTCTGGTTACTAATATCATCTTATATTAAAATAAAAAAATCCATCAAATTGATGGATTTTTTTTATTTTTATCTATTTAGAATTTAGGCATTTGCATATTTCCTGTCATACTTTGAGCACTTTTCATCATTGATCCAGTGTCTGGCATTGAACCTCTTTGACCCTCTTCCTCTTTTTTCTGGTTCTTGTCTTCTTCTTCAAGAATCTCATTAACTAATTTAATGTTTTCTTCAAGCATCCAAAAAGGCCATTCATCCATTGCTGCTTCCTGAGTATGGAAATGTTTTTGAAGTAGTAATTTATTCTTTAATATATGCTTCAAAGGCATCATGAATAACGAAAATACCTGACGTTCCGTTGGGAAACTGCATTTCTGTGGTAACCTCCTCACCACACGTACAAGCCTTACCAAGTTTTTCAATACCGAAAGTCATTTTACCTATAGCAGCATTTAAAAATTGAAATGAAATGTCATCCATTTCTTGGAATTCTTTTAATTTTGCTTTAATACCATCTAAAGTGATACTTGATCTACCATTTAACATAAATGGAATGATTTTTAAGAAAGCCAAATTAGGAGTATTTTTCTCATTATTCTCTTTAATGATATAATCAGTAAAAGCTTTTTGTAATCCAATATTAGGAGGAGTTATTTCAAACTGACCACCATTTATTGTTTTAAACGAGAATGAACTTGAAGCAGGTGAGTAAAATTTATCCAATTTCTCATCAATTTTATGAAATCTAAAGTTATCTCTTTTTAATTCTATTGCTATTTCTTCACCACAAGTACATTTTGCATTTACTGTCAGTGAATTACCTTGTTGAAATGTTAGTTCTCTAATTAAGAAGATTAAATAAATTCTGTCTTGATCTTTAACTTCTAAAAAAGAACCTACTCTACCATCGGTATATTTAATACGAACACATGCTTGTAACATATCATTCATTTTTTCAACTACATCGTAGAAGTTATTATCATCTACCATTGAGTAAGCTTGAATTTCTCTAACTTGAGCAGGTCTAACCATAAACATAGTTCCAATTGGATAGAATTTTCCACAAGGAAAGTCTCTAACATCAAAGCTAAAATATTGTAGATCACTAGTTCTTGTACTTTCAAGTACTGGCTCAGTGATAGTATCATCAAATGAACTAGGTGTGTTATTTTTTTTAGTAGTGTCTATATCACCTAAATGTCTTTTTAAGTAATCTTCTTCACTCATATCCTTTTTATTATCTGACATAATTTAATTATTATTTTTTATTTATATATTGATACAATCAATGTCTCTATTATATTAAATAATAACTAATTGGTTTAAAATAAAAAACCCTTAGATTTCTCTAAGGGTTTTAATATTTATTTAAGTGATTATGCGTTTTGGAATCCACCAGCTGCAATAGCACCAGTTCTTAAAATTGTAACATTGTTTACAATGATACCCATACCTTTAATTGGTTCTACATAAGTATCAAGAACTCCAATTTGACTGTCAATAATATCAGATGTATTATTCTCATCATCCATTTTGTTGAAGTAGTTATATAAACCATTTCTGTTTACATAAGTTTCACAAATAACGTCAGCTCTTAATTTAATTTCAGCTCTAACATCAGGAGTATTGAATTTCCATTGGTAATCAAGCAACATTGCAGAAAGTTCTCTTTCTAACTCAACTAGAACTTCTCTCACGTGGATTAAAGATAATGCTGATTTATAAAGTGTTAAAGCAGTGTTTTCTGTCTCAATCACATATCCTCTGTTTCTTTTGAATACAATTGGATTCATTTGTGCTTGGTTTAAGAATTCAATATCTGTTGGGTCAAATTCGTGTTCAACACCAGCAATATTTGTAATTCTACCATTTGTAACACCAGCCGCAATTGTCCAAGGAGTAACTGAACTTACGTTAGAAATATGTTTTCTCATATAAGTAGTTGCTGCATAAGACGCAGGTGGGAAATCTAATGGTCTACCATTATCATTTACTGTTACATAAGGTGTGAAATAACCAACTGTAGAAACACCAGTTCCATCACCGAATGAGTAAAGGTATGCAGGATTACTTTCTGGATCACCACCTTTAGCAATAAACTCAACTTGTAAAGTACCTTCACTGTTTACGAAACTAGGAGATGAAGAGTTTTTGAATGATTTTAATGATGGCATATTTATGAAACCAAATACATTTAATCTTTCTCCACAAATATCTACTAATTGTTGTTTCGATCTTTCAGTTAAACCTAATCCGAATGAATCTACTAAATATCTAAAGTCAAATGCTTCTTTATTGATTAAAGCCTTGAATAGCGGAGTTCCTTTAGCAACTAAGTTTAAAACTTGGTTTTGTTTAGTTTCTGTACCATCTGGTAAAGAAGCTTGTCTAATTCTAAATCCTTTCATCGCAATACCTTTATAAGTTGTTGCATATTGATCAACACTTGAATATCTTGTTGTTTGGTAATCTTGACCACCCGCTTCATTAGTATATGGAGTTCTTGATATTTTTGCATCACAAGTAATTTCAGATAAACTAGTATTACCAGCATATTGTCTTTTACTTAAAACTCTTGTAAGATTTCTTTGTTGAGTTTGACCATTCATCAATTCAACATTTTCATTATCTGCCAATAAGAAATCACCAACTTTTAATTCAGTATATCTTGAACCATTTACTAAAATTTTATTAGGAGTTTCAACATATCCAGATGGTGTTTCAATTTCAATAGTTTGTTTTAAGTTACTTAATTCTGACTGTACATTAAATGTAAAATTAGTTTGTATATCAATATTTTCTGTTGATGCTAAAGTTTTTTCTGTAAAGTCTACTTCTAAAGTACCATCTAAATTGATAAGCATTTTTAAATAATGTTTATCTAAATTATTATAAACCATAGTAACATCCGATACTTGTTCAAACGTAACATTCTCAGATACAGTATACGCAAAGAAATGATTACTTGCAGTAAATCCTAATGCCTGTGCCAATTCAACTGCACTATCTTCTGGATGAACAGTGTTTTGTGCTATTGTAAATACACCAGTATTGCTCTCAGACTGAGGGAATGAAATTTCTTCCAATAAACCTAAATCTAAAGCAGCCTCTGCTTGAACACCAGTAAGTCCATCTACTTCAAAAACAATATAGTTATATCCTGCATAGTCTCCAGTAACACCAGAAGCAGCAGTTATATTAGTTGGACTTGGAGAAGCTTCACCATTTACAAAAGTAACATTTACTTTTAAGACATTACCATCATTATCAATAAAATCATTAACAATTCCATCAGATCCAGCAAGTAATCTATTATCATAGAAGAAGTCACCAGTATTGATCAAACCATTAAAATATTTTTCATAGAATGTAGAATATTTAGCAACAACACCTTGTACTGGTGTAGCACTGATATTAGTAGTAAGTAATCCATCAGTACCAAGTATAAATTCATTATCTTCTTTATAGAAAATCAATCTACCCTCACCTGCTATGTAAGACACATCAGATAAACCAGTTTTAAGTACAAAAGATTTGTTTTGAGATGTTGAAGTAACTATATTTGTTACAGTCATATCTGCTAAACTTTTCTTAGTTCTATTTCCAGTTATATCTTCACTTACAATCATAGTAGCTCTATCTTTATAAGAACTATTGATGAAAGATAAGATTGTATTAAACATTTTTATTTTTCTATATTGGCTATAGTTTTTAGAATCTGCGGCAGCATTTGTTCCCCAGAAAACTAATTGAACATCACCTTGTGCATAACCAGGAGTATTACTTAAATCATAAACATAATAGTCATGAACTGTTGAGTTTGTACCGAATCCAAGGTCATTAGAAACACCATCAGTAAGATAAACACCATCAACATACTCAGGAACAACAAAATCAAATATACCACCTGATGTACTTATTGCAACCGGTGAAAATTCTATTGATGATTCAATAAATTCTTGTTGATAAACATCAACTGTTAAGTAACCTAGAACTATATCAGTTGCACCAACTGATGGATTATAACCAGCAGAATAACTACTAACACTTGAAATAACTCCACTTGAGTTAAGAGTAAATGCAGTTGTATAACTTGCAGTTGCATTACTGTAAGGATAGTTTACTGATCTCAATGTAGTTGATACAGTACCACCTACAACTGGAACATATTGACCACCTATAACACAGAATGGTTCAAATTGTGAATTATCTGCTAGATATTTAACATTTATTGTTGATGAAGTTCCAGATCCTGCATAAGTATATCCAGAACCAGGTTGACCACCTTCTAAAACACTAACGTGTAATACAGCACCCTCTGTAAACCAAGCAGTTCTATGTTTACCACCAGTAACTACACCAGATTGAGCAGGATCACCATAAGCGTGACCCATTTGATCAACATATGAGTAAGTACCAAATAAAGCAACAACATTTCCAGGTAAATCCAATGGAACTTGTGCAAATTCTACTGACTCTACAATAGTTTCTTTGTAAGATAAGAAATCAATAGTTTTTTTCTCAGAACCAACTAAAGTACCACCTATAAGGTCAACTAAACCAGTATAGAAGTCTTGTTCTACTAAGTCTGCATTAAATGCACAATATAAACCTGTTGAATCTGTATCTCTATTTATTGTTGTTTCGATAAATATATTTTTACCGTTTAAATCTCTAAAATATGGAATCAATGACAAACCTTCATAATAAGCTAATAAAGTCATATTTCTATCATTTGCAAAATTTCTTAATTGACCTTTAATTAAACCATCTGCATTAAAATATTGACCCCATCTGTTATCAACCGCCAATTCTTTGTAGTTAGACCAATCACCACCTACAACTATAACATCAACCATATAGTCAGATGCATAATCTACAGTACTTACATAAGCAGGCATTTTTTCAATAGAACCATACCATTCTAATAAAGTTCTATCAAATCCAGATACCGCAGTTTTTACTACAAAAACTGTAATATATCTATCAGATAAGTTAGTAAAACTGAACGCTCTATCAGAGTATCCACTATTACGTTTTGTTAGATTGATAAATGATTCAGTATCTTTCTTCCAGAAACCAGTTGTATCAAAGAATCTTCTATAAGGTCCTTCTCTCTTAATATCATTAGTTTTTAATGCAGAAGAAGACAAAGATTTATATTCAATAATATCTAATGTATCATCAGTTATCAATAAGTTCATTGCATAAACAGGACTTGTTTCTAACATTTTAGAAACAGTTCTGTGAAAAAACGAACCTTTTCTTTCCAAGTTTCTATCCAACTGACCAAAAACTGTTTCTAAGTCATTTACAGTTGTTAGTCTAATCGGTGTATTAACAGGTCCTTTTTTAGAAACTCCCATTACAAGGTTAGTTATTCCTTCTACAGTAGCTGTACTGAATACAGACTTGTCAATTTCTTCGATGAAGATACCAGGTCTTTTGTATTTTCCAATTTGAATTGCCATATTTTTTATTTTAATTTTTTAGTTTAATGTATATATTAAAAGAAAAAAATCATATTTTCTCTATTTTTGATTAACATTAGATATTTTTTTGATATATTCGGTCATATCTGAACCTGTCTTGTTGATTTTAGCAGTATGTTCTGCAAAACTTTTATTAAAATCATTTTGAATCTGTGTCAATTTAGGAGTTCGATCCATAATTCTTTTATTTACATCTGCTATTTTTTTAGTAATAACTAATTTTTGTGCAGGATCATTACTCTTATTAGCATCTAAATCTTTTAACTCTTGATTAAAATCATCAATGAATGCTTTATCATACACATTTTGTTGTTTCATTGATTCCACATCAGCCTTTAACTTCGCCAAATGTGCATATTCTACAAGAAAAGGATTCCTATCTTTACCATTCTGTATATCAGTACCACCTAGTATTTCCTTTAATTTAGTCTCAATTTGAGTAGGATCTTTTACTTCTAAGTATAACTTATCAATTAAAGATTTCTTTGTCTTATACTCATCTAAATTAAGTTTCATAGTATTCATTCCATCCTTTGCTATCTTAACATCAGGAGTATCTGTCACCTGAACATCAAATTCAGCTTCTTCTAAAAACATAACATATTTTTTTAAATGTTTCATTATATTGTTTTTATTTCGGTTCCAGCTTTCTTATCAACCTCAGACTTAACATCACTTTTTATACCTGCTTTATTAAGAATTCCATTAAACTTAGTTCTTTGTTCATCAGATAGTTTATACAGTTCGTCTTCATCTACTTTATTAAGTGTATAAACATTTGTTATCTGTATATTATCCGTCTCAGACTGAGTACCCTTTGAATCTACTGTAACTATACTTAACTTCTGATTAGATTTTAATTTTTTAAAATTTTCAACAGATATTTTAGTATAGAATACATCACCACTTCTATCAGTACTCAATGGTTTTGTAAAATCACCTTGACCAATTTCGTGTTTTGGTTCTAATGAATCTAAATAAGTATTAAACTTCTTTAAATATGTTGTAGATATAATCCAAACATAACCCGCAGCAACTTTATCTATAAAGAATGATCTTTGTATATCTCTATTAAAAGTTTGAGGATCTGTTTTAGAAGCACCCTTACCCTCTATTGTAAAGAATGTATTTGGTGTTGCACCAATATCAGTTTGTTTTTTTAATTCTAGTTTAACTGCATTTGCTGCAATAGCGGCAGCATTTTCTGCACTTTCTGCTAACGCAGCACTATCAATATCTGAGGCAGCCTTACCTTCACTAACAGTACCATCACCAAAATATTTCTCAATAAATGTAGCAACCGCACCTGTTGTAGCAGCACTTTTATATAATGTATCACCATCTAAAACATCATTGATAAATTTTCTAAATGAAGCACCTGCCTTAGGCTTAATAGTCCAATCTTCTGGATTAGCAGGATCTGGATCTGTTACTTTTGGTAATCTTAAATTTGCATTATCAGTAAATATTGCTTGGTACTTACGGTCTTTTCTTATATTATTTACTGCTTCTTCCCACATATCAAATAATTTATTATTTCTATAAGGACCTGTTTTACCACCATCTTCACCTGATTGACCAAATGATGTATATTCAGATAATGTATTTGTATCAACGGCCTCTGTTCTCTTAGTAATAGTTTTAACAGTATAAATCTTATACGCCTTAATGAATAAATTCATAATTGCAATAATTGGATCTATTGTCATCTCTATTTTTTTACCATCTTCTGTTTTTACTTGATCTATTTTAGTTTGTATAGACTTTCTTTCTTCATCAGAAACAGTATAAGCTCTTACTTCAATACAAGTTTTATTAAAAAACTCTAATATTTTTGCAGAAACGTCATCAACACCTTTACCATCATCCTTTCCTTGTGTCTGTGATGCAGTTCCAGTAGTAGTTGTAGGTTTATTATCATCATCAGTTGGTGCTGCTTGTCCACTACCACCCTGATTATCTAAAATATTTTTAGCTTCTAAGAATGAATAGTAATCAAATAAAGACTCTTTTTTAGCAGTAACTATAGGTAATTTATTTATTTCTCTCAATGTTGTTACAAATGTTTGTAATGGAACTTTTAGATCACCTAAACCACCATATAAATTCTCTTTCTCAAATTGAAAAGCTCTTTTAGCAAATCTTGCAATTTTCTC